GACCTTTAGGTAGTTTACGGTTTTTTGCCTTCTCAATGAGAAGCATATAATGCTTAGTATATTTGTTTTCTTTGAACATAATAGTATTTATACCAGAATCTTACTTTCCAGTAAATAATACTATAGTTTTGATATTTTTACAATAGAAAAGGGGCCCGAAAGCCCCTTTTCCATTTTTCTTACTGCGTTGACTGCGTAAGTGCTTGATATTTCACTGAAATGTCAAGTTCTGGACCGCAATTTCCCCAACATAGTCTGCTGCGTTACCGAATGATGACGCAGTGTTAGTTAGTTCAATGTAGCCATAACGAGTCATGAATGATACGACTGGCTCGAAAGTAGTCGGATCAAGGACAACGCCTGAAGACATCAACGGAATGTATGGGCAATAGAACGCAGCAGCGTCAGTTTCAGATGAACCCTTATAGCCAACTAGAACTGGCTGAGTGTCTGGAGCGTAGCTGTTTACGAATACGCGCATTGCACCGTTCAAAGTACCAACGAACTTAGTGTTAGTTGGAGCTTCAAAAGTGCCTTCAGTGGTACGTGCGAATGCTGAAGTAGTTGCTGACTGAAGAACAGTAAGTGAAGCTGGTGAAACAACAGCCCAGTTACCTGCACCACGACGAGTGCGCTGTGCAATCAAGTTTGCAACGCGGTTGATAAGAACAGCAAGAGCAGCGTGTTCGTCACCAACGTAAGTAGCAGTACCTGATACAGTTGCCTGGTTGTAAGTGTATTCAGTTGATGCAAGAGTTGCTAGTGAAAGCAAGATTTCCTGATCAATTTCAGCAGTAATTTCTTGTGCTAGAGCAGCCATGATTTCTGCTTCAACGTCAATACCATGCTGTGACTGAGCGTCCTGAGCAGCTTCGAAAGTCCAGCGAGCTTGTAGCTTACGTGACTTGGCTTCAACAGCCTGACGAAGGATCTGAACAGAAATCTGCTTACCACCGTTACCTTCTAGAGCAGCAGTATCTGCACCAGTGTAGTAGTTAGTTGAAGTATCTGCAAGGGCAGTACGTGAGTATGCCTGTGCGATCTTGAATGGTGATAGAGCTTCTTCACCAGCGTTGACCGAAGTCTGTGCTGCTGAGTTGTCAGTCAATGAGTTAGCATAGCGAACACGTAGAGTGTGAATCTGACCAACTGGGCCAGTCATTGGCTGAACGCCGACGAGTTCGTTTGCAATAACAGTTGGCATAACACGACGAATTACCGGAAGGATAACGCGATTGAGTGTAGCAATGTTACCAGCAGTAGTAGTACCAGCTGAAGATTCAGCAAGAAGCTGCTTCTTGGTATTTTCAAGCAACACGTTCATTGTTGACTTACGTGTGCCCTTTAAGCCTTCTAGCAGGGCGTCCTTAGTTTCTCCCCAACGGCTTTCTAAAAGTACGTTTGACATTTGTATATTCTCCTAAACTATGTCTTATTAAAGCCCTGCCAGGCGCTTAATGTCGATTACGTTGTCTTCTGTTGAATCGACTTCTACGATTTTCTTGGCAGTTTTATTACCAGTTGCTTCTACAATAACAGATTCATTCAATGCTCTCTTTGCAGGAGCAGCATTGGTTGGGCCGTTATTAAGAACAGCAGGTAAATATTTGTTGAAAGCGTTTTCCAACTTTACGGTTTGTACGCTTTCTAGCAAAGTCTTCATAACTTCCTTCTTTTCTTCGTTTAATGGTGCAAGAAGCGAGTTCATGACCTTTTCACGTTGAGCAGATTCTTTGATAATACGGACTTCACGATCTTTGCTTTCTACTAGCTTTGCTGCGTTATTCAGCTTAGCAGTAGCTTCTGCAAGTTCTTGGTCTTTTTGTGCAAGTGCCGTGAGAACCTTGCGAGTTTCAGCCTTATCGTTGAGATAAGTTACACTGAATTCACTTGCGAAGGCTTCATATAGCTTGCGACCAAAGTTGTTTTCTCTAGCGAGCTTGATATCTTCTTTGAGTTGTGATAGTTCACCCTTGAGATAGGTTGTGACTGCGCTGTTAACCTTCTTAGCACTTTCAGAAATGAATCTTTCCTTAAGAGCTTCAAGTTGCTTACGGCCTTCAGCTACCAACTTAACCTTAGCTTCTACAACTGCCTTACGGTCAATTGCAAATTCCTTGATTTCACCTGCAAGAGCGTGAACAACGAATTGTTCTAGCTTCTGCATGTTTTCCATCTGTGCCTGACGGTCAGTACGGAGTTCACGGATTTCTTCGGCTAACTTAGTAACCATAAAGTCATTAAACTTAGTCATGTTTTCACGAATCTTCATTTCGTTTCTTGCACGATCTTCGTTCATTGCCTTTCTTTCAGCAGCAAATTCTGCAATTTCTTCTGAAAGAGTTTCAGTCATCATCTTATCTAGGGCTTCTACCATTACGCCACGATCATGTTCGTAACGTTGTGCAAATTCTTCATGAAGTTCTGCACGAGCTTGTTGACGAGCTTCACTCAACTTAGCTTCCCAGGCTTCATTTAACTGATTCCCGATATCTTCGTTGATAAGGCCGCTTTCAAGTAATGGCTTAATAGCATCTAACATGCTTATTCCCCTTATCGTAATTTGAGTTCGTTGATGAGGCGCATTACTTCCTCACCTAAGAACTTCTGTACTTGCTTGTTGCCAGACAATTGTACGTCTTTTGCGATTTCCATCACCTTATGTCCGTGCTTCATATTCATGAGACTTTCATAAATCGCTTTGGGATATGCATTAGGTGCACTTGGCTGAGCAACAATATCGACAGTGATAATTTCAAAATCACTGACACGGCCATCCATATCGTTAACGTTTCCGCTTCCTCTACTGGATACACCTAGCTTAACTCCTGATTCCAACATAGTCTTTACAAGTTGACCCATTGGAGTCGGAAGAATCTTTAGTTTACCAAATCCATTAGCACCGTCCATCCACATGCTAGTAATCATGTGAGATACACGGTCTAAATTGATCTTAAGGTCATCTGGGTGATCGACTTCTCCGAGAACGGAGTAGCCTTCTTTGATCTGCTTATTGAGAGTGTCTACAGCATTTTCAATTTCAGAGACGGGGTAAATACGCTCATTTGCGTTTTTAACCCCGCCCTGAATGAAAATCCCCTTCATATAGAGCGATTTTAGACTGTCGTTGCCTTCTGTTACGGACTCGACAACCATCTCGGCTCTATCGAAGGTTAGATTCTCTCTGAGATACAAAGCCATTTTCTCAGTTTTCCTTATTAGCGGATTGGTCTACGTGCTGAACGGCGTGATTCAGCTACTGGGCTCTTGTCATTAGCAGCACCGTCCTTTGAGACAGGCTTTGGTGTTGACTCACCCTTGTCGCTGAAGTTGTCCTTACCTGGGCTGTTCTTGAAGCTGCCTGCACCCTTTACTGAGGTTTCACCCTTTGAGTAGAAGTTGCTTGGGCCCTTAGGGCTAGTTGGAACTGCTTCTGCATCGCCGCTGAACTTAACCGGCTTGCTGTCCATTCCTGATGCGCCTGAGTTGAATGCTACTGTTGACTTTGCATTCTGACCGTTGTCGCCATGAGTTACAGAAACCTTCTTAAGCTGAATAGCTTCCATCATTGCTTCTTCGTCTTCGTCACCGAAATCTTCTTCGTCACCGAAATCTTCTTCACCGTCCATGTCTTCGTTGCCTTCGTCACCGAAGTCTTCTTCGCCGCCGCCCATGATTTCTTCAAACTCAGCCATCAACTGGTCGAGCTTGTCTTCGATGCGGATTACGGCATCTTCAATTTCTTCATGTTCTTCATGTTCTTCGCCACCGAAGTCTTCGTCTTCGTCATCAAAGTCGATATCTGATTCGTCTTCTTCGTACATGCCTTCGTCGGCTTCTTCAGCGTTGATTTCGTCAAGAAGATCGCCGGTCTGACCGCCCATACCTTCTTCTAGATCATCTTCTTCGTCAGCTTCAAACATCTGTGATTCGAAGATTTCGCGTGACTTCTCAACTGTGATTTCGTGGAATAGCTCGCGGGCTTGTTCGTGATCTTCGTTGATAACGAGATCCATGAGTTGCTTAAACTTATTAATGTCCATTGAATATTCTCCTGATAGTAATGGCTTTGTAGAATTACTTATGCACTATGCAGGAAAAGTACTCAATAAGTACTCAGTTTTTGAGTTTTTTATTAGAATATACTAAATTGGTAAATTATACCGATGCTGCGCCAGCTTCTTCAGGCTTCGCACCATATTGTTTTTTAATTTTACCTAGATATAATTTCTTTTCGTAGCGACGAACATCCATCATACGGCGAAGTTTACGAATCTGCTTAAGAGTCAGTTTGGTTTTGCGGGATGTTCGGTAAACAGGTTGGCTGTTGTCCGAATTCAAATCTTGCATCCCTGCAATAGGGGCGTCAAACATTTCCATTAGCTTCATATAATTATTTATCTTTTAGATTTGCATTGGGCTACCGCCGCCACCTAGTGGACCTGCTGCTCCGCCTGGTACTGCTTCTCCGCCTTGATTGCCAACTGGACCTGCAACTTCTGGGCCTTCAGCTTCTAGTTCATTGCCAGCTTCAATCTGATCGGCTGTTTCTTGATCCGCACTGAAGTCGCCAGTTGAAACGCCGATGTTACGAAGATCGGAACCCTTAGTTTCCTGATCAACATCTTCTGCGTTTTCTTCTTCCCACATCTTTTCGTTCTTCTTGATTTCTTCTTCAGATAGACCTAAGAATCTTTCAAGTGCAAAACGCTTTGAGATATAAGGGAACGCTTCCATTGAAGCAAACGTAGACACACGAGCGGTATCAAGTTCGCTTTGGCGATATGCAGCAAAGTTCTGAGGAGGATTGAACTTGAGCTGGAACAAACCAGTATCAATATTGAAGCCTCTCCAACGCAAGAATAGTTTGAACTCTTCGTCCAACTTCAAGCAAATATAGTTTTGTAGACGTTCGCAATATTGATTGAATCTGAATTCCTGAATCATGGCAGTACCAACACGACCATCATTCATTGGCGTAGTGTTGTCATCAGGGCCAGTGGGTAGATATGAGCTTGGGACACGAAGACCACGAGCAAGACGGTTGTTGAAGTATTTCAAGTCATCAATCTCACCGAGATTCTGTCCACCTGGAAGAACTTCAACGCTTGATCCACGGCCTTCAGCAGTGACAGGGAAGAAATAGTCTTCGTTCATTGACAATGGATTGTATGAAGCGTCAACGATTGATTGACCACCATACAATGAAGGGATTCTGCGCTGGTGAATTTCGTTCTTAACACGTTCAACGAATGCCATAGCTAAGTGGCTCGGCATGTTACCAACGTCAATCTTGAACATTCTACGTTCAGGGGCACGTTGTACACGATAGATTAGAACAGCGTCTTCTAATAGTTCTTTCTGCTTATAGACCTTAAAGATGTTCTCAAGAATTGATTGACCAAACGGCCAGAAGCGATCTAGTCCCTCAGTCAATGATAAGTGTACAACATGTTTACTGTCTACCGCAGACTCACTCTGTCCCAATGTGAATCGTGAACCAGTTGTGTTATAGGGCATTGCAGGAACAGTGTAGGGCGTGTTAGTTCCACCACCGCTACCACCTAAGCCAGTTGCTGGGTTAGCAGCAAAGTCAGTATTGGTTTTCTGTGCTACTGATAAGTTCTGTAGGTTGATATTGATGTCTTTGATGACATACTGTTCCGGCTTTTTGCCTTCACTCTCGTTCACGATTACTTTGATGACCTTAACCATGTCAACCCAGTATAACTTGAAGTTTTCTGGGTCGCGCACGAATACTTGGTCTCCGTACTTTACAACGTTACGGAAAATCTTGAACATACGAACGTCAAACTCATTGAGCTTACACCACTGCTGTAGCTGCTTACTAAGTAGTTCTACTTCATGGGGAGTAGGCTCATCCTTGAATTCAAAGCTGAATGGAGTTTTGTTGTGTTCGTTTCTTTGTGTAGAGAATTCAGCAAGAATGTCTAAACAAGCGTTGATTTCAGCATCAACATCCATCATTTCATATTGATTATAACGCTCAATTCTGTTAGGGTGTCCAGTATAAACTTCTGGAAGTCTGGACATGTAATTCTTGTAGCCGAAGTCAGTGTTAGCGTATCCACCAGTTGGTGAACCGTTCTGACCAGGAGAACCATTCCAAGCCCCAGTATTGCTGTTCATGCCGGAAATAGGACTTGAAACGCCGCTCTTGTTTAGAAACTTCTTCTTATATGCCATGTTTGCAATTCTCTTTTTACAGTGTATTTAGCGTTAAGCCAGTGAATGTCTCAATATCTTATTCTGAGTATAGTTTCCAGTTTCAAGTACATTAATTACAGTATCAAGTTTATTACCCAGTATATCAATCATTCTGGACTGCACTGCTACTACCTTTTCTATGTCAGTTGACGATTTGCCACTTGGTTGTATAATAGAATTAAGTACAGAGTCAGTTTCAGTTGTTCCAACTGGTGTTTTTGCCAACTTCATCAAAATAGAATCTACATTCAATGGCGCAACCATTTCAGTACCGTGCATTTCAATTGGATAACCACCAGTAGGACCAGAGAACACGCCTCCCCTAGCTGCCTTTTGCATTGTTTCAACATGCATGTGATTGAAATGACCTAGTTTTCTCCAAAGCACCTTAAAGTTAGGATTTTTAGATAATTGTTCAGCTAATGCATCCATCTTCGGGCCTGCTATCGGATCAGAAGAATCATCACCTGCAATTAAGTTAATATCTATAGCTCTACCTTCTTCGTGTCCTTTACCTTTATGTACACCAGGCGTTACTCCACCGAAACTAGGATTTTCAGTAACTTTAAACCCCTGACTAATAAGTAGGTTACCCAGAGCAACTATGCGTTGATCCGCTATCCCAGTAATGCCTGATAGATTTCCAGAAGCAATCGCATTAGCATTTGCCATTCTTTCTTGAATTGCAGCACCTGATGAACGTTCATATTTGCGATCAAAAATTGAGGCGGCAGCAGCGGCCGTAGTAGTTCGAGCCAGAGAAGCACCTGCTTTTGCTTCAGTGTGTCTAAGTTCCCAATCCAGGAAAGCTAATTGATCTTCGAGAGTTGATCCATGAATATCCTTGTGCATTACCTCTTTAAACTTGGCTTGTCTATCGGGATGCCACTGTCCTATACCATATGCTTTACCGTTATCACCTAATGCATCAGTTTTTAGTCTACTTTCGGTTACTAGATTACCGACAATACCAGCAGCTTGGGTCGGAGTCCATCCTTTGCCAGTTAAAAAGCTAGTAGCTCGCTGTATAGTTTTGGGGTCTATTCCACCTGTTGTTGCGCCCACTGTGCTTCCTGATGTACCGAAAGTATCAGTAAATGTAGTAATAGTGTCAGAAAAAGTTGATACCGAATCTGAAAAAGATTTGATCATATCGCTGAATGCGGCTATGATCTTACCTTCTGACGCTACAATTGTTCCGAATGCCGCTACGATCTTACCAAAATAAGTGGTATTGTCACCTTGGATCTTAGTATTTTTTTCATATGTCACAGATGCCTTTGAATTGGTTTCTGCTGTCTTGACTACTGTTTCTTTGGTTCTCTTAGTTTCTTGATCTAGTTGTTGGTCTCCGGATTTTTTATCACCCGAGCCTTTAAAGTATTGATACCCAGCTACTCCTAAACCAGCCAGACCCAATGCAATGCCTATTGGTAGTCCAATACCAGTTGCATCTGCCGCGACGCCGGCCGCTTCGAGTCCTGCTACTGCACCTACCGTTTCGCCGGCTGCTGCTAGGCCGCCGGCGGCCTCACCTGCTGCTAAACCTCCGGCTGCTTCACCTGCGCCTCCCGCAGCCGCCGCGCCGGCTCCGCCGGCTGCGCCGCCGGCTCCTATTATTTTACCTATCCAGCCCGCAAATCCGGTCATCAATGACCATAGTCCCTTCATAGCCTGCCAAGTCAAATTAACAACCTGATACCCTTTAAAGGCCAAATACGCCCCGCCTACTACTTCGGCTAACAGTTTGCCATGATGGTAAAGCCATTTTACTACATCTGTCAAATCGCTCATTGCCGTTTGCAATTTTTGAAAACCAGTTTTATGTGTTTTAGGATCTACTTCAGTAAGCCAACTCAGTCCCGTCTTCAACCAATCTCCTAGTTTTTCAAGAGCCGGTTTAATGGTACTATCCCAATTAGTAATCAACCAATTCATGGTATTAGTAACTAAGGGCATTAGTTC